GGATACGGGGAAAGAACACGCGGTCAAAGAACCGCATGAAGTGTTCCATGAACACAGGGGAATCATTACGCGCACCAAAGTGCGTATCAGTCACGATGGCAATCTTCACTTCTTCTTGCCTTTCTTTGAAACCTTTGCCTTCGGCTTTGATGGCTTCTTTGGCTTCGTGGTCTTCTTCGGCTTTTCTAGTGGCTCATCCATAACAGTTTCCGACTCTCCCGTCTTCTTCTCAAACGAGTTGATATCGTTTTCTGTGAGGAATGTTGGCAGAGTCTCAAAGTTGTCTCCAACCTTCAAATAGTTCTCGCGGAACCACTTCTTCATCTGCGAATCCACATCGCTCATCTCAATCTTCTTGAGTTTGATGTACGCTTGCTTCTTCTCCTTCTGAATGCGGCGAAGGAAAGCATAGTAGATGATCTGCGTAAAGTACGAGAACGGGTTCTTTGACTTGGACGGATCAAAATTGTATGCGTACAGCAGACAGTTCTCAATACCGTCCGAGATCATCTCGTCACGATATGGATAGTTGATGAAGTTTGGCTTGCGGGAAAGGTTCTCCGCAATCTTCATAAAGCACTCGCCAATATAGTGTGTCACGGGAGGATGCGGAGTTCCCGCTTTATCCGCAGCCTTTACCAAAGTCTTCCACTCTCGCATCTCTTCAAAAAACTGTTGGTTGTCTATGTAATGGTCGCTCTTCTTTTTTGCCATCATGTTCCTTTCACTAGTCATTATCCATCATGTAATATTTTTGTCAACCTTCATCTTGATTTTTTGGAGGCTCTTGTTCTGGCAAGTAATCCTTCAAATATGGCGACCAGTCTTCGTGGCTGTTGCCGTAATTTGGCTTCTTCTTCAAATCATCAGATGGTTCTGTCCATTCATCCTTAGTAATCTTCTCTCGCTTGTTGCGCTTTTTCTTTGGCTTTTGGGGAACTTCGTCCTCTTCTTCATCCATGATTTCCTCTAGGAAATCAGTGCTAATGAAATCCTGAACGCTGTCTTTGAGATAGTCAATAAATCCACTCTCCACCCAAGCGGCAAGTATTTCTTGCGGAATGCTCACGCTGAATAGTATGGAGTTTGGCAACCTTGGCGGAACCCCCATGCCAGGATTTATGAACGGCAGCGGCGGGGTCACGGGAAGTGGATTCGGTGGGTTTGTTGGATTCCAGTCTATTTCAGTAGGTTTTACGACATCTTCGGAAGATCCCTGTGGCTCTTCTCTAGCCAACTGCTTAAGCATCTCTTCCAGTTTTTCATCAATCTCGTCTGACATTTTCTGAATGTCTGCTTCGCTCATGTTTGGGAAAAGAGATTTAGAATTTTTTGGAGCAGGAGAGTTATTTGTATCCTCTACTTCCGTCTGTCGGGAATATAGAGTAATCATGTCAGGGTCAGGAGACAGTTCCACCACAATAAAATCTAATGGAATGTCCGCAGACAGTTCTGCTGTGTTTCCGAGCCAATTCGTGAAAAAAACAAATTGACGCTTTATTCCTGTGAAAGGATCAGTCTGATAGTTCTCCACGATCTTCATTGGACGCTGTAACTTGATCTTGTCCTTTGACTTGCCAGTAACCTTCGCAATAATCTCTTCACCGCTGCGGAGTTTGAAGACTCTGAGTTCTGTTTTTTTTGCTCTTCTCATTCGTCTTCTCCTAACTGTATCTTGACTAGTTTGTATTCGAAGCCCTCGGCTTCATACAGTTTCATACGCTCATTCATATGGCGAAGGGTGTGATTTTTCCATGACTTGTACGAAAGATCATCGCCCAAGTCATACAGTTTTGCAACAGTCTTGTCCTGTGATACGCGCAACTGTCGCCCAATGCTCTGTAGAACGCGGATACGGGACTTGGATGGTGAAGCAAATATGATGTTGTGGAGGCGGCGAATGGAGATGCCTGTGCTGAATGTGCCATAAGAGGCAATGATGACGGCATCGGATTCACTCTCAACAATCTTGCGAATCTCCTCTCTGTCCGTAGCCTCGGTGCCACCATGCACAAAGAATACCTTGCGTTCGGAAGGAACGCAAGCCCTCACAAGACTATTTAGTACCTTTCCGTGATCCTCTACGAATTGAAATAACACAAGGGTGTTGCCCTTGAGTCGCTTGCACATATTTGCGATGAACGCATTGCGCCTAGGTGATCCAATGATCCACCGTATCTCATCCTGATACTTGGCGCGTTTCACCGACTCACGATCCAAATCGGGGTACGACAGCATCAGGCAGTCAATCTTCAGATCGCTCAGGATCTTTTTCTCCATCAACTCCTTCGTCTTCGTGACCTCATAGGCGCGTCCAAACAATCCTTCAAGCACAAGGCGATGGGTCTGTGTGCCGTCCAGTGTACCTGTGGTGCCTACACGATATGGACAGGTCTTCAGTTTGGACATGATGGAGGTGAGCGACTTGGACTTGAACAGGTGGGCTTCGTCACCAATCACTGCGCTGAACTGATGGAACCACTTCTCGCTTTGCTTGTACACGCTCTGCCATGTGGACACCACCACACGCTTGTCCGTGGACTTCTCTGCGCCAGACATGATCTTGTGGCAGTTCTCCTCCACGCTCCACCCGTTTGCGGACGAGTAATCCGCAAAGTCGGAAACCATCTGTTCTACAAGTGAAACAGTGGGCACCACGATCAGCACCTTCTTGTCCTTGGCGATTTTGTCCAAGTAGTAGCGGATCAGGGTGTATATGATGAGGCTCTTGCCGCTGCCTGTGGGCGACAATAGCAGGCACCGCTCCTGCCCGATGGCGTGATGAACCGCGTTTACTTGGTGATCGTGTGCGTCCACCTTCTTACCGCCCACATGAACCCGTAAGAAATCCTGCATGAATTTTCTTACAGCATCAGCCGTGATCGCAGACTCGTTCTTGCACGGCAGGGTGACGGTGTATCCGCGCTCTTCCGCAAACTTCTTGATGTATTCGGTCAGACCAGCATACACAAGTCCTGTGTGAATGTTGAACAGTTTAATCTCACCGTTCCACAGACGAGCGCGATACGCAGGCATGAACTTGTAACCAGGAACCTTGAAGGTGAAATAGTCGGACAGTTCGTGAGCAATGCCTCTGTTGCACTCCACACGAACATTTACCGAATCCACTTCACTTACATCAAGGTCAAACATCAGAGTAGATCCTCGTTCCCTACGGTCTGACCGTTGAACCGTATACTGTATGTAGTCCCGAGGTTGCCACGCCATCCAACCAGTTGGACACCCGCATCGCGCAGCATATCACTGCCTGCAATAATAGAATCGCGCCACCGATACGGTGTGCGCTCAAGCAGCGCGTTCAGCGTGACCACACGCTTAATGCCAAATTGTATCATGCAACGAGCGCATTCCGCACAAGATGCCCAAGTGCAGTACATGGTCAGCCCGTGCGTAGGCAAGCCGTTGTGGATGGCTTTGAACACCACAGCCCGTTCTGCGTGTTCTGTACAGAATCCCTTGTCGCTTACCTTGCGTGGATATCCTGCCGACTCAAGCACGGGGGGCACATGGTTCCAAGACGACAACACCACGCCCATGTTTGGGAGCGTGAGTACCGTGCCTACCTGTGTGCTTGGATCGGTGCTGTGTCGTGCAGCCGCGAATGCGTCCTGCAAGTACATACGGTCAACCCACCAGTTGTCTGGATCGGGCGGATACTGAATCAGGGGATCATTGTCCATTCACGAATTTCCTCCAGTCAATCGCGCAGCGGATTTTCCAGTGACGATTGTTGAGTTCCTTCACGATCTCTTCAAGCAGTGCAATTTTTTCTTTCTGATACACCACCTTCTGCTGTAGTTTAGCAAGGTCTGCATCGCCTTCAAGATAGAGGTCAAGATCGTTCCGCAGGATCTTCAGGGGAAAAGGCTCCCACCCGCGCACCGTCAACTCTTCCTGTGACATCTTGCCAGTGTAGTATTCCCACTTCGCACGGAGTAAGGACTTTAAATCAAACTCGCACTTCGCAAGCGCAAGTTTCTCGTCCGTCAGGAAGTTTAGATACTTGCTGTGGAGTTGCGGGATTTTCAGGGCTTCAAGATCAAGAGCCGCGTCATCCAATCGCACATCACGCTCAATCTCTTTGCGAATATCGTCTAGGGTCATAGGAGTTCTCCGTGTTTA